AAAGTTATAGCGCTTTGCCTATCCAGTTTTGCACTGGGTTGGAGTTGTTGCAGTATCGTCTATCGGATCGCATTGTTACGAGAGGATAGACACAAGAGAGAGAACAAGACCGGCCGTTCCGACTAACGCGGCGAAAATCGCAACAGCAAGGTTGATGCGATTCCATTTCAGCGCGAATCGGCGTTCTTCTACGTCAGATTTTTCGCGTTGCTGGCGTTCATCTTCAAGCTGCTTCAACATGGATTCACGAAATTCCAATTCGGCTTCTTGATCGATACGGCGAAGTTCAGAACCTAAGTGCATCATATCAACACCTCCTTTCCCGGCTATTATACCACGGTCGGGAAGGGTCGAACAAGCGGAGGTGATACCGATGTATATTCACCCGTTCGTTGCCGGAGTGCTGGCAACACTGGGCGTAGAAATGGCGCTGCTTATTGTGTGTGCAATGCTGCGTTGCGGCAACAACGATGATGAGTGATAACACACCATCAACACACTAAGCAACAGACCGATAACACACCATCAACACACCGAACAACACACGAGAGGAGGGCTGAAATTGGAGGAACGGACATACAAAGCGCTGCGGCAGGAGGTCAAAAGCGACCTTGAACAGCTCTTTCCGGGAGCCGTACTTTTAACGCTTGAACAGGCGGCTAAAGTATACGGATTTCGGGATAAACGGTCGGCAAAGGACGTTATCGGCGCACCGCGAGTTAAAGGAGAACGGCGGGTTGTTTACTACCTCGGTGATATTGCAAGTGACATTGCAAAGCGTCGTGCCGGGAATGTCCGCTAACAGGCCGATAACAGACAACTAACAGTCCGCTAACAGGCTGCTAACAGGCAACTAACAGGCAACTAACAACAATTGAAGAAAGCAAGAATATAAATATACTCTCTCACTAACGTTCGAGAGTATATAACGCGAGGAAGGGGACGAAACCAATGTACAAGCGTTATGGCTGGTTATCGGGATTTTGTTTTCTCGGAATGCTGATCAGCGGCGGCATGACCGAGAATGGCCGGATTGACCTGTTTAGCGGCGTGGCTATCATGCTGGCGCTGCTGGCTGTCGGCATGGCAGCAGCAAGGGCAAGCATGCTGCTGTGTGCCTATGAACAGCGAAAGCATGAACGTTACGCGAGAATGCGCCACAATCGCTTTTGAACTGCGGGCATGAAATTACACGCATGACGTGAAGAAAAGCGAACAACGTCGATTCTGACGCAAGAGAGGATATAATACGGACATGACAAACAGCAGAAAGAAAACGCTGACGGTTAAGGCGATGCAGACACGGGTTATCGGCAAGGCAATGAACGCTGCTAAGTACGGCCTGCAGATGCGCGAGAGCGCAAAGACAATCAGCATGAGAACGGAGGACAAGCATGGTAGTAAAAATTAACGGCTCGGCGTTTGATACCGAGAGAGTGATGCGGTTTGCACCACACAAGAAGGACGGACTGGACTTTCGACCGGAGGATGTATGCACACTGGACGAACTGGAGCAGCGCTGCGAGAAGATGGCAAAGATGCCGACACAGCAGGTTAAGACCGTAGATCGCATGGGATGACGGTTTGTGCTGCTGAAAGATATCTACGGCAACACGTTCCCGCAGTGCTTTGCACCGCTCAGCGGTGAGCTGGAATACATGCAGGAATGAGAAAAGCCGCTGACGGGTGGTAGGATACCCAATCAGCGGCATGCAAAAACATTACATGGTGATTATAGCACCGAACGGAGGGAAAAGCAATGGTAAAAGACAAGAAGCTGTTTCACAGCCTGCTTGATCTGGTTCTTAAAAAGAAACCGGAAACGCCGGTGATGATGAACATTTCGGCGCTGACTTGCACTGCAGAAGTGTGGTTTTTTGAGGTGGTAAACGGCGATGAGCTGAAGAAGAAAGAGTGCTATCGCTACAGAAACGGATACTGGGATAAGTGGGACAAGGACAACCGCGTAACCTTTGCCTCGGAGAAGCAGGTATTGGAGGCGCTGCGTAATGCGTGATACTATCACCGGATGCCCTGAGCGGGCGTTAGAGCCGCCGGAGAGGGCAGATCAGGAGCGACTTAACCGGTTGCAGGATATGCGCGAGGCGGAAACAGCTATCGGGCTGTATCTGGAGGATTACAAACACCTATTCAGCATCGAGATTAAGAACTTCTTGCTTGATTTACGGATTACTGTGCAGGACTTTGAACAGGAGGACGAACCATGAATTTATACGAATTGACGCAGGAATTTGCGACTGCGATGCAGGCTATCACGGTAGACCCGGAGACCGGCGAGGTCAGCGGCTTTGAGGCTGTAGACGGTCTGGATGCGGCGTTTGAGGACAAGGCCGAAGCGTATGCCGTCACCATCAAGAACCTTGACGCGGAGGTTAAGGCGCTCAAGAACGAGCGGGACAATCTCAAGGCGCGAGAGGATGCGACCAAGAAGCGCATGGAGTACATGAAGCAGCACCTTGCGGACAGTATGCTTGCTGCAGGCAAAGACAAGATCAGCACGGCCAAGGCGGCGCTGTCGTTCCGCAAGAGTATGCAGGTGAACATTACGAGCGACGTAATGGTGCCGGATGATCTGTGCAAGGTGATTATCGACCGCAAGCCGGACAAGACGGCAATCGGCAAGCTGCTGAAAGCGGGCGAGACCGTACCGGGCGCGGAACTGGTGGAAAACATGAATTTGCAGGTGAAGTGATATGAACATCAGGTTGCTTAATGCAGACGAGATCGAGTGCCGCGTAGCGCAGGTGTCAAAGTCTCAGTATGGCGTATCGTGTTCGTTGCTACTCTACAAGGACGCACGTTGCGATATGTCCATTCTGGACGAGGTGTACGGTCAGACAAACTGGAAGCGCGAACACGTTGTCATCGACGGTCGGCTTTACTGCAATGTCTCTGTCTGGGATGCAGAAAAAGGGCAGTGGGTTGTAAAGCAGGACGTAGGAACGGAAAGCAATACCGAGAAGGAGAAGGGACAGGCAAGCGATAGCTTTAAGCGGGCGTGCACCAACTGGGGTATTGGCCGAGAACTGTACACGGCTCCTATGATTTGGGTTCGGCTCAGGGATAAAGAGTATTCCGAGCAAAACGGCAGAATCAAGTGCAAGCAGTCGTTCCGTGTGCGCAGTATCCAGTATGACAAGCGCAGGATTTCCGGCCTTGTGATTGAGGATGAAAAAGGAGAAGCGCGGTTTGAACTTGTACCGCCGCCGGTCGAACTGACCGAAGTCCAGAAGAAAGCAAAACACGTAAAGCAGCTGCTTTATGATATCAGCGGCAAAGATGCGGATACATCGTCTAAACTGTGGCGTGAGCAGTACCAGAAGGACGAAAATGACATTGTAAAGATGAATGCTGCGATTTTGGAGCTTGAACCGAAGTGGAACGCTATCAAGGCAGAACAGCACAAGGCGGTGCAGAATGACGCATGAATTCGATCGTGCGCAGGTAGTGCGCAATGACCTCGGAAACTGGCTGTGTCTGCACATCAAGAACGCGCCGATGGCGCGGGCGGAGTGCGAACAGCTCAAAGAGGGCAAGACCTATATCGCCGAGGTGAAGAAGAAGTACGACAAGCGTTCCGGGCGGGCAAATGCCTATGCTTGGCAAATGATGTCAAAATTGGCTGCAAAGCTGGGAATCAAACGGGAGGAAGTCTATCGGCAGTACATCCCGGAAATCGGGGACAATTACAGGCTTGTGCCGTATGTGAACGGTCAGCAGAGAGACTTTATCGCTGACCTGTGGAGCAAGCAAGGCCTCGGATGGGTAACGCAGGATTGCAATGGCGGTTATCTGATGTGCTTCTACGGGTCGAGCACTTACAACACCTTACAGATGGGACGGCTTATCAACCTGATCGTGCAGGACTGCAAGGAGCAGGGCATTGAGACCGAACCGGAAAGCACGGTGATCGGCTGGCTGAGTAAGTGGAAACCGGAGGAACGCGAGGTATGAGAAGACAGACACGGTTTACTGGTATCTCACCGGTGGTGTGGAAGGAATGCTACGACCGGGACGGCGGCATTTGCCGTCACTGCGGGAAAGGCGGTGTTCTGCAAGCGTGCCATTTTGTATCGAGAGCACGCGGAGGCATGGGTATCACGACAAACCTTGTGATGCTGTGCCCGGACTGCCACCGGGAAATGGATCAGGGTGACGGAAAGGAAATCAAGCGGGAAATGCGGGAGTACCTGCAAAGCCTCTATCCCATGTGGAGCGAGGAAAACCAGAAGTATACGAAAGGGACGGGACGATAAATGGAAAAGCTGTTACTTACGCGCAAGGAAGCGGCGGACGCGCTGAACATCAGCGTGGACACACTGGACGAAATCCACAAGGCGGGTTATATCCGCTGCGTGCGTATCGGTGCACGGGTATACTACACGCCCGAAGAGTTGAAATCTTATATTACCAAGGAGATTTGTAATTATGCTGAATAAGGGAATTTTAATGGGTCGGCTGACGCGAGACCCGGAGTTACGCCACACGCAGAGCGGCACGGCGGTTTGTTCGTTCACGCTGGCGATTGACCGTGACCGCAAGGACGCGAACGGCGAGAAACAGACAGACTTTATCGACTGCGTTGCATGGGGCAAGCAGGCGGAGTTTGTTTCGCAGTGGTTCAGCAAGGGTATGATGGCAATCGTTGTTGGCCGTATCCAGTCCCGCAAGTGGCAAGACCAGAACGGCAACAACCGCACTGCGATTGAGATCAACTGCGAGGATGTTTCCTTCGGCGAGACGAAGAAGAACCGCGAACAGAGCAGCAGACAGAATAGCGATTTTGCGGATATGCCGGAGGAAGATTCGGACGTTCCGTTTTAAGAGGTGACAAGGGATGCTGACGAACGGATACATAAAAGAATACCGCTCGTTGCTGTCGTGGGGGTGGTTCAAAGACCCCTCCACGGCTCACCTGTGGGAATATCTGCGCTTGGCGGCAAACTGGGACGAGGCGGTTTTCAAGGGAAAGCCGGTGCACCGCGGAGAACTCGTTACTTCTTATCCTGCGATGGCTGAGGCTACGGGAATGAGCGTACAGAACGTGAGAACGGCGATAAAGCACTTGAAGCAGACGGGCGAAATCGAAATGAAGTCTTTCCGCGACTTCTCGATCGTGACGGTTGTGAACTACGACAGGTATCAGGCTGATAACAGCCAGTTAACAGGCTGCCAACAGGCAGACAACAGGCAGCTAACAACAATTGAAGAAAGCAAGAAAGCAAGAAGGCAAGAAAGCAAGAAGGAGAAAGAGGACGCGCCCGCCCCTGACATTGCAGAGCGGTTTTCTGAGCCTGCGCTTTCTGCGGTGTGCGACTGGATCACCTACAAGAAGGAGCGCAGAGAGGCGTACAAGTCAACCGGCTTGAAGTCTCTGCTGACAGAAATTGAAAACCGCGTCAAGCGGCATGGAGAACAGGCGGTAGCTGAGGTTATCCGGCTGAGTATGGCAAATAACTGGCGCGGGATTATTTGGGACAGAATCACGGAGACTATACTGGAAAAACCAAAGTACCGGATGGTGAACGGAGTGAAGGTGTATGACTGATATCATCACCAGCGAAAACCTGCTGATCGGTGCGGCGATTACAAACCCGCAGACGGCACGGCGATTACTGGAAGAATTAAAGCCGGAGGACTTCACGGTGGAAGCGAACCGTGAAATCTTTGAGGCGATGCAGCGGATCGACAACCGAGGCGAGGACGTAGACCCGGCAAAGGCGGCAAACGAAAGCGGCGTGGTACGCTCGTACTTTTACGAGTTGATGGAGATCGCACCGAGCGGGAACGCAGACCTTGAACCGCATATCGCAGAGGTGCGCAAGGCTACACTGCGGCGCGGTATCCGCGAGGTACTGAGTACGGCGGACGCGGATATTATTGCAAATGCGGACCCGTCCGAGGTGATAGACGGCATGACGCAGCAGCTTGCAAAGCTGGCAGAGCACGCGGAAGGCGAGCTGATCAGCGGCGAGAACGCTGCACTGGAATTTTGGGACAGGCTGGACAGCGGCGCGGTTTCCGTACAGACCGGATTTGAGGACTTAGACCGGATTCTCGGCGGCGGTATGCTCAACTGCGGACTGTATGTACTGGCGGCAAGACCCGGCTGCGGCAAGACGGCAATCAGCTTACAGATTGCGGACAACGTGGCAAAGCAGGGCGGCGTGCTGTTTATCTCACTGGAAATGGATTCGGTGCAGCTGACGGCAAGGCGCGTGAGCCGGATTTGCAAGATTCCGGCAAGCAAGTTGCTGCTCGGCGGTGCTACGGACGACGAGATTGCCGCTGCAAGCCGTGCGGGACACAGTTTGATAAATGTTCCGCTGTACTTAAATAAAACACTGCGCTGTGGTGTGGGAGAAATCCGCACGATGGCACGCAAGGTGAAAAACCTGCGGCTTGTGGTCATCGACTATTTACAGCTGATTAAGCCGAATATGCGGCTGCGGAGTCGGTACGAACAGATTACTGAGATTTCTGGTGAACTGAAAGTGCTTGCGCGAACGCTCGGCGTGCCGGTGCTTTGCCTAGCACAGCTCAACCGAGGGACGGAAACCAGAGCGGACAAAAAGCCGATGCTGTCAGACCTGCGAGACAGCGGCGCAATCGAACAGGATGCGGACTGTGTGATTCTGCTGCACCGGCCGGATATGTACGACGAGGACGAGAAAGCTGAGAGCGTACAGGTAAAGGTGAACGTAGCAAAGAACAGGCACGCGGGAACGGGTGAGATCGACATGATGATGCACCTTGCAAGCGGTAAGTTCTCGGCTGCAGACTGGAGGTACAGTTGAAATTTGTAATCAAAGGCCCGCTGCCGGGACTAAATGAGCTGATCGAGGCGGAACGGCGCAACCGGTACTTGGGCGCACAGCTCAAGAAGAAGTGCGAAACCGTTGTGATGCACGCGGCAAGACAGCTCGGAAACGTGGAGTTTGAAGAACCGGTGTATATGATCTACCGCTGGTACGAGAAAGACCGGCGGCGGGACAAGGACAATATCTGCGCGTTTGGACGCAAGGTGATTCAGGATGCGTTGGTGAAAGCGAGGTATCTGTCGAACGACGGTTGGAAGAATATCCGAGGGTTTGAAGATCACTTTGAGGTGGATTCCAAACACCCGCGGGTTGAGGTTGAAATTATAGGAGCGGATGAGGATGAAACAGGTTAAATGCGAGAAGCTGGAACGGCGGTATCCGGATGTTTTTTCACCGGTGGCGAGCGTGAATCGCGAGGAGCGCGAAAACGGGTAATACAACCCGATGTAATTCGCTTGAAAGGAGAATGAGAGATGGAAACAGCGGCAGCGGTTCGCAAGCGTAAATCTCCGCCGCTCGGCAAGCACACCTGGACACCGGAGGATGAAAGCTATCTGACAGAGAAGTGGGGCTATGCATCGGTGCCCGCCATCGCGAAGAAATTGAACCGCACGGAGAACGCGGTCGTTGTTCGGGCACAGCGGCTCGGCTTGGGAGCTGTGCTGATGGCAGGCGGGTACGTCACGCTGAACCAGCTGCTCGCCACAGTGACAGGAAGGGAACGCGGCAAAACCTACCAGCGCAAAAGTTGGGTAGAGAACCGTGGCCTGCCGGTGCACCGAAAGAAAGTCCGCCAGTGCAGCTTTTATGTGGTCTATCTGGAGGAGTTCTGGGAATGGGCAGAGCGCAACCGCAGTTTCCTCGACTTCTCGAGAATGGAGCCGCTGGCACTCGGATGGGAACCGTCGTGGGTCGCAGAGCAGCGCAAAAAGGATTACCGCGCCTGCGCGATCCAGCGCAAGGACCCGTGGACGGCAGACGAGGACAGCCGCCTTAAAATGCTGCTCAGCCAGCACAGATATACATGGGCGGAGCTGTCGGAACTGCTGCACCGTACAACTGGTGCGATCCAGCACCGGTGCCGGGACCTCGGCATTAAGGACAGACCGGTCAAGGCAGATAACCACGGCAAAAGCGCAATGTGGACAGATAAGGACTATGCAATTCTGGCGGACGGCATCCGTCACGGTGACAGCTACATGGCAATCGGACAAGCGCTCGGCAAGTCGGAAAAGGCGGTGCGCGGCAAGGTCTACACGGTGTATCTGACCGAAAACGCGGATAAGGTGCGCGAATACATGGGCGATGGCCCGTGGGGAGCCGGTGCGCCGGAGCCGAAAGTCAAACAGGCGGTGCATTTGTCCGCTACAAGGACGGAGGTGCGAAAGCAGCTGTCATATCTGGCAGGGCTGCTGCGGAAACGGGCGAATGACCTGGGCTACGATCCGTATTGGCAGCGTTTTATGTGCCAGAACTGGGACGACTTCGGTGGGTGCTCTGCCGGCTGCGCGAATTGTGATGACTGCACAGAATTTCGACGTATCCGTCCGCAGTATTGCGCTCGGTGCGGCGGCACGTTCTACGAGAGGAAAGAGAACCGTTTCTGCGGCGCCTGCCGGACGGCACGGAAGAAGAAAGCACAGCGGCATTGGTGCCGCGTCAATCATAGTTGAACAGGAGAGGAGAACAACCAATGACAAAATGTAAGTTCTGCGGACAGGGCGGCAAACTGAAAGCTGGAAGCAAGGCCGAGAGCCTGCTGATGGACAAGCTCAAGGAGATGCGGAAGGAGCTGCTGACAAAATGAAAGCGCCTGCTTTTCAAACTGAGGCACAGAAAACTTTCTGCCAGACGTTCCAAAAACTATGCAGCCATACAAGTGCATGGCAGGTGTGGAGCGACTTCGTACAGCTGACTGCGATTGCGTTGTCAAACCGCTGTGATATGCAGGCAAAGCGCGAAAAGCAGTATAACGAGATCATGCAGCAGTACGACAGAGCGGAACAGAGCGTTTTCGCAGAACTGTTTGCACAAATGGTGACGGCACTGGAAGAGCAGCCGGAACAGGATTTCCTTGGTGATATGTTTATGCGGCTGGAACTTGGCAGTCATTGGCATGGTCAGTTTTTCACTCCGTACAGTGTGTGCAGGCTGCTATCGTCGGTAACAATCCAAAGTGCTGTCGAACAGGTAGCAGAACACGGATACTGTAAGGTGAACGACTGTGCGTGCGGTGCGGGTGCAACGCTGATCGCGGCGCGAAACAGTCTGAAACACACTGGCATCGGAACGGATCAGACGTTGTTCGTAGGGCAGGACGTAGACCGCACGGCGGCGCTGATGTGTTACATTCAACTCAGTCTGCTTGGCTGTGCCGGTTATGTGGTGATTGCGGATACACTGTCAAACCCGGCAGTGGGAAAAATCATTCCGCGCCGGAAAGCAGGGCAGGACATCTGGTTCATGCCGGGATTGTATTTGTCAGATGCCTGGTGTGAACGGATACGATGGGAGATGATGATGTGCAACTGACAGAAAAATTGATCGACCGATTGCTGGATGTGTATATACAGTCAGACAGCGACCTGCAGATTGTCAAGAGCCAGCTGGAGATCATTCTGTATGATTACGATGTCCGCCCAAAGGAAACAGCGATCGTGCCCTATGGCAAAACGCGCAACGAGGTGCTGATGAAGCGATTTGCAGTCGCCAAGGCGGTTGCGGGGCGCAGTCCGCGCACGATAGAGGTTTATCTGCAAGCTGTGGGGCTGTTCCTGCGCACAATCCAGAAAAATGCGGACGAGGTGCGCAGCGAGGATATACAGGTGTATATCGCTCAACTGATGACCAAAGGACGAACGAAGACATACTGCAATGACGTTAGACGGTTTTTGTCCAGCTTCTACACCTATTTGACTAAAGAAGAGATTATAACCAGAAATCCGATAGATCGCGTGGAAGCTATTAAGTGCAAGCGCAGAAAAGAGTCGGCGTTTACTGATATGGAAGTTGAGCGAATGCGCGTAGCTTGCAGAACGTCATTTGAAACAGCAATGATCGAAACGCTGCTGTCTACCGGATGCCGCGCCGCAGAGGTGTGTGCAATCCGAAAGGACGACATCAACGGCGATAAAATTACTGTGACCGGTAAAGGCGACAAGGTGCGGACGGTATACCTGAGTGCAAGAGCGCTTGTTGCGATCAATGCATATCTCAAGGAACGCAGCGATAACAACGAATATCTGTTTCCGAGGCGCATTGCGAAGCCATCACGCAAGGAGGCTTGGTTTCGGAATCCGGATATGGTCGCAGAGGGGCATTTCTCACGCGAAAGCGTAAATTGCTTGTGTAAGCGCGTTGCTGAAAGGGCGGGCGTTCAGGGCGCTCATGCACACCGTTTTCGCCGGACTTGTGCAACATTTGCTCTGCGGCGTGGTATGCCGATCGAAATGGTTTCCATGATGCTCGGGCATGAAGAACTCTCCACGACACAGATTTACTTAGATGTGCGAGAGAGCGATCTTCGGATTGCACACGAAAAATACGTTTTTTGACGTGACCGTGAAAACCGGAATTGGCGGCGACTGTGAATTGGACGATTATGCAGAGGAAATTTATCGGAGAAGCGAGGAATGGGAGAAACGGGAGGAACAGAATGACGCTGAGTGAGTTTTACAATATGGCGTTCTCCACGAGCACAGAACCGGTAACGGCGTATGTGTTCGATGATGCCGAAACACGGGACGAATACCGGAGTGATGCACACAACGGAGAAATTCTGTTTGTGCTGAAATCGCACTACGAAGCAGTAACATTCCTGAATGAGAAGTACGCAAATGTAAAAGTGCAGAACTTTTACGCAATCGGAAAGAACCGAATTGACGTTGTGATTGATTTGGAGGCAAACGATGTGGAATGATTGGAAGAGCGACAACCAGAAGGAAGAAAAGCGGGAGGTTTATTGCCCGTTCCTTATGCCGGACGCGGGAAATCGTTTTTACAGCGGTTGCGTACATGAGCGCTGCGCGTGGTATGTCGCAGAACGCGGAGAGTGTGCAGTTAAGGTTATTGCGACGAGATAGGAGGGAAATCATGTACGATAGCTTTATTGAGATTTGGGAGGGGTAGGAATGGTTGAATACATTGACCGTGAAGCCGCGAACTTAGCTCTTGCGGAGCAAGGCTTTGATTGGGATAAAGCAAAACAGGCTCTTGCGAGTGTGCCTGCCGCAGATGTTGTGCCGGTGGTGCATGGAAGGTGGGATGATTCCGGGAGATATACGTTCCCGAGTGGGAACGCAGCTGTCAGGTGCACCAACTGCGGCTGCGCACTGACAGAGAGTGAGTATCACCTGAACAACTGGAATTACTGCCCTGTATGCGGGGCCAAGATGGACGGAGGTACAGACAATGATTGAACTTAAATCTTGTCCTTTCTGTGGTGGAGAAGCGAGGTTGTTTGTAAATGACGGCGTAAGAGTGCTTTGTACTAAATGTCGCGCTTCTTCAAAGATTTTGGTAGACAGTGAATGTTACAAAACCAGTGCTGTCGAAAAAGTGATTGAAGCATGGAACGGGAGGACAAGCAATGATTGAGCTTAAATCCTGTCCGTTCTACGGAGGAGAGGCAGCCGTTTTTTGTGAACGCAAATCGGACTATCCGTATATGATAATACCTGTTTTTGCTGTCAAATGTAGTGTCGGTTGTGAAAAGTGTGGAATTTATTTTCGGCAGAACAGTGTAATTTCACGAGCAGAATATATAGCACCTGTTACCAACAGGGATAGATACGAAGAAGCTGTTGAAGCATGGAACAGGAGGGCGACCAATGGCTCAAATTAACAATGAAGTATTTGACAGGCCAATTAAACCGGCGGCGGCGCGTGCCCTTATCGCAACGGTACGAGATATCGCACCGTATCTCACGATTGGTGAGTGTTGTTCGATTGTAGCGGTTGTGCAAAACGCTATTAAGCGTATGGAGCAGGAGGACAAACGATGATATTCAAGAAAAACGGCAGATTATACGGCGATATTGAATCGCTGCTCAATGAATGTTGCGAAATCAACCAGTATTGCTTTCAGTGCGCGCTGCACGGCAAGATAGGCACGAAAAGCTGCGCAGGATATGCGGCTGAGAATCCGGAAGAAGTTGCGCGCTTACTGGATGCTACGGTGATTAAGGACAAACCAATCACTGCCGAGGCAGTCGAGAAGCACAGCGAGGACGAAAAGCGCAGGCTGACCCGTGCGGACATCCTGCACGCGGCGGAGAAGTGCGTATGCGGACAGCGCGAGCAGGACTACGGCACGCCGGAGGATAATTTTGAGACGATCGCGGAACTTTGGGAAACATACCTCAGGCGCGCGTGCGTAGATGAGGCGGGCGGTGTGTATATCGACGCGAACGACGTTGCCATGATGATGGCGCCGCTCAAGATTGCACGCATTGCAGCAGGCGGCGGAAAGGCTGACAGTTGGATTGATCTTGCAGGCTATGCGGCTTGCGGGGCGGAATGTGAGGGAGTAACGGAATGAAGTACAGAAAGAAACCTATTGTGGTTGAGGCTGTCCGGTGGACGGGCAAGAACCAGACGGAAATCGACAAGTTTTGTGGAATGAAAGTCGTGTGGAGTGAGAACAAGAAATGTTTTCTTGTTTTAACCCTGGAGGGAACTTTGCTGGCATCTATGGGTGACTATATCATCAAGGGCGTAAACGGCGAGTTCTATCCCTGTAAGCCGCATGTGTTCGCAAAAACGTATGAGGCGGTGGAAGAATGACCATCTCTGAAATCGCCGCACAGATGGGCGTTCCGGTTGAAACACTGGTGCAGGAGGTTGTGGCACAGGGAACGACAAAGGCAATGAACGAGGTTTACGGATTGGAGGAACACCATGATTGACCTGCACAAGCTGGACAAGTTTCGGCTGAAAGACAGAGAACGCGAGTTTTACGGCTGCACCGGCGACAGCGGAAACGGTGTTTTCAAGGTGTATGTTGGCGGCAAGTCGTTCCGAGTGATCGCAAGCAATGGCATGGGCTGGGAACACGTCAGCGTTTCGCCCGGCTCTGCGCAACGCAAGTGCTGCCCGACGTGGGACGAGATGTGCGCGATTAAGGATATGTTTTTCAGGGAGGACGAGCGCGTTATGCAGTTCCACCCGCCTAAGTCGGAGTACATCAACAATTATCCGTACTGCCTGCACCTATGGAAACCGGTAGATACGGAGATTCCGCACCCGCCGATGATTTGTGTTTGAAAGGAAGAAAATAATGAATGCAGTAAGTGAAGATGTAAAGATGCTGGTGGAAAAGGAACTAGAAAGCGCAAATGAGCGGTTCCCGCAGTTTCACTCGGAGCACGAGGGTTGGGCGGTAATGCAAGAAGAAGCCGAGGAACTGCAAGAAGAATGCGCCAGTATCGAAATGGCAATGGAGCAGCTCTGGCACCGTATCCGTGACGGTATCCCGACGGCGCAGCATGTGGCACTTGTTGAGCAGTACGCCGAAGCAGCGGATTGCGAAGCTGTGCAGGTGGCGGCGATGGCGAGAAAGTATCTTGATATGTTGGAAAGAGAGAAATGAAATGAAGAAAATTGCTTTAATCGTTCTGGCTATCGTGGCAGCACTGGTACTCATGATTGCTGCTGCATTTGTGTCGGCTAATAACCGCGCAGTATCAGCAGAAGAACAGGTAAATTCGGCGGCAGCCGATGTGCAGGTGGTGGAAAAACGCCGTGTTGATCTCGTTTACAATCTGGTGGACGCAGTAAAGTCCTATCAGAATTACGAGGGCGATACACTGACAAAGATTACGCAGGCTCGCACTGCTGCCGCGTCCGGCAAGGTCGAACAAGCGCAGGTTGCGTTGAACGCCGTTGCAGAGCAGTACCCGGAACTCAAGGCAAACGAAAATTACAAGCAGCTCATGACTGAGCTTGCGCTGACCGAGAACCAGATTGCACAGTACCGCAACAACTACAATCAGCAGGTACGGGCATACAATAAACTGGTAAGGTCTTTCCCAACCGGTTTTCTGCTGAGGGTAATGAACTATCAGGCAATCGACACGACCTATGCGGACTACGACGCACCGGAAGATGCCCCGCAGAACCTGTTCGGTGACAGCGATGGAGATTAAGCCACGCGAGATTGCGTTCAGCGTTGCAATCGTGTTTGTTATGGTGGCACTGGGATTTCTGCTCGGTAGCAAAATCAGTGACCATATCGCTGAGACAAACGAGGAATTTACCACGGCAACGCAGATTACAGACGATCAGCAGTTTCAATATGCGTTGGATACCGACTTTGGAAATGTGATTGCTTACGGAAAACTGGTAGCGGAACAGCCTGTTTCGGCAGACGATTTAGACGGAAAATATGCAATCCTAACCAAAATCACAGAACAATACACCCGGCACACGCGCGTTGTAACCTATACCGATGGCAAGGGACATACGCACAGCCGCACCGAGGTGTATTGGACGTGGGACGAGACTGACCGGAAGGAAGAAAGCACAGAAACATTTACATTCATGGGCGTATCGTTCCCGGCGGATAAGTTTTCCGTTACAGCGCACCAACAGGGCGATACAATCTATGACAGCAGGCTTGTGCGGCATTATTACGAAGTTGTGGACGCAAATATGGTTGGCAGTATACATACGCAAATCAAAGATCATATGATTGCAGACAACAACAGGTTTTATACGGACGCAGAACCACAGGCGATTGTAAACCTTGCTATAAGACAAGGTAATATTGCTATCATCTTGTTCGGTGTATTATGGATTGCTCTGACCGGTGGTACGGTATATGGTTTCTGTGCACTGGAAAACAGATGGCTGGACGGATGATGTATAGTCCGGAAATGCGAAAATACCTGAAAGAAATCCATCGCTATTTGCTTTGGAGGTACGGAAATGGCGAAGAAAAAGAAAGTCAACCCATACCGAATACCGGCGACGCAGGGTGACATAGAAAAAGCCAAACGAGACGCAACGAACACGGCGGCTGCGTCTACATGGGACGAAACAAACTACCTCGCAGACAGTATCGCCCGAAAATACGTTAAAATCGACGATCTGATTGAAGAACTGCGGGAGAATGGAATAGCATTAACATGAAAAAGAAAAGCGAATGCGCTGGGTGCGCATACTGGCGAGTACTGGGTACGAGCCAAGGGTCTAAGCTATGGGCGTGTCATTATTTGATCGACACGGGGAAATCGCGCGGATGTGAACCGGGTGTGGGTTGCGTCCGCAAGGCGGCGAGAATCAGCCGACGCAGGCGATATACACAGCACGGCATGGAGGAGGTAGTGGCACACGACGACTAAGGAATGGCTCAGACGAGGGATTGACCTTGAAAAATCAATCTCTGCACTGGAAGAAGCACGAGTAAGGGCATGGACACGGGCGACAAGTGCAACAGCGACGATCAAGGACACGCCGGGCGGCGGCGGTGACGTGACCGCAAACAAGGCGGATGCATATCTTGCCCTGTCCGAGAAGATACAGAGAGAGCAAGAACGGCTCGCGCTGATTAAGGCCGAGATTATCAGCACAACAGCTAAGGTACAGGATGCGGCGTTACGGGCGCTGCTGATCGAACATTACGTGAACGGTAGAACGTGGAGAGAGACCGCCGAAAAAATGAATTACAACGAAGTGCACGTTCGCGGAAAGATGCACGCACGGGCGTTGCGGGCAGTAGAACATATACGCACAGGCTGTGCATAAAGCTGTGGAAAACGGGCTACACAATGCTACAAAGAATGGTGGTATAATGATATCGTGATAAAAGCCCTAAAGGGCGGAATCACGGAGTTTCGTTCCTCCGCTTTCAGCCCGCCGAAAGGCGGGTACACGCCCGGAAGCCTGCGTGAGGGCTGACGGGTGACAAGCCTTTCTGTTTAACCCCAAATACCTACTTAAAGCGGTGGGGAGACCTGCCGCTGACCTGCTCCAAAGTCTGCATGAGGGCAGAGGAGCAAAACGCCTCCAACGAGGACGATAATATTCTGACAGTCCGGAAAGACGGACAATCTGTTTCCGAACGCCTGTGAAGCTGCTGCAACGGCTTTGCAGAGTTCAGCGGGTGCTTGCAGGCACGCCGCAACCGGGGTCGCTCCCCGCTGTAACCTAAAAAGGGAATCAGCCGGATTACGCACCGATAGAGACGCGTGACACGACGGACAGAGACGCCGAGCAGCCTATATCGAGAGGGCGAGTGCTGACCGGATAAGCACTCACACGGACTTAGTAAGCCGAGAGCAAAACCACCGGTACAAAGTTACAAAGCCGAAAAGCCGCTTTCGGGCAGCTAAGTACACGCTGCAAATGAGCGACAGTCTGTTTATCTCTTGCAATAAACAACCTAATCACACAGAACGGAAACACAAGTAAACTTGCGAAAGTGAGGTAATACCTCTCTGGATTTCATACAAACCGTTCTGGACAGCCGGGAAACCGTCGGTAAAAGCCCGACGTACAGACGCGACGATAGCGTTCATACCTCCGCAGGGAGGTATACCGGTTTGCATAGTGGCTGAAAGCGGGTGCGAGTCCTGCGAAACCGAAACATTCGTAAATATGGTAAACCCCGCTCACCTTATGGCTTTGGTGAGCGGGGTTTGTCATGCTATTTAGAAAATGCTCTGACGCGGGTGCGTGAGCCGGGCGGGAGAAAGACCTATTAAAACTGGCGATCTGAAATTCGCGCGGATTGGGAAAGACTCAAAGGAATATTTAGGCAGAATTATAGGAGACTAACTAAACACGAAAAGGATTATCTGCAAAGATGGCCCTTTTTGTTGCATAAATGAAAGGCGGTGAACTGCATGAACGCAATCAGAAGAGCATCACGATCTATCGGAACTCGCGTCCGTAACTTTGTTTCGGGTCGTCGGGCAGCAGGCGCTTCCCGTGCGCGGTCGTCCTCGACCTGATGAAAAAACACTCAAAAGTACGCCGACCGGGCATAGCGTCCCGGCCGGTTTTCTTTTTGGAAAGGGAGGGAAAAGTAAATGCCAAGAGGCAGACCAAAGAAACAAATCGACCTTGAAGCGGTGCGCGAGCTGGCAAGCGAGGGCAACACGCAAGAGGAAATCGCAAGAGCATTAGGCTTCGCGCGTGCGACCTTTGCGAATCGCGATGATGTGACCGAAGCATATTATAAAGGCATGGCCGAAATGAAGCTGAGCCTGCGCCACTGGCAGTTTAACGCTGCTCGTGGCGGTAACATCCAGATGCTTATCTGGTTGGGAAAGCAGTACCTCGGACAGCGCGACGCAGTAGAGGAGAAGATCGAAAGCGAGGGCGTGAAGGTGATTATCGATGTCTGAGTTAAAACTATCTCAGGTAATCGGCCCTGCATTTTACTCTGTCGCGCACGATGTATTCGAGCATGGACACACACACTATGACGAAAGCGGCGGCCGTGGCTCGCTGAAATCGTCGTTTGTGTCGATTGTCGTTCCGCTGCTACTTATTCACAACCCCGGAACGCATGCGCTTGTGTTACGCAAGGTTGCAAACACCATCCGCGATAGTGTATACGCACAGTATGTATGGGCGATTGGCGAGCTGGGAATGGCTGACTACTGGGACGCGAAGGTATCGCCGATGGAGCTGATATATCGCCCGACCGGACAGAAAATCATGTTTCGCGGCGCTGACGACCCGATGAAGATCAAGTCAATCAAGGTTCCGTTTGGTTATATTGCTGTTACGCATTTCGAGGAGAAAGACCAGTTCGCAGGACGCGCGGAAATCCGAACGATCTTGCAGTCTACAATGCGCGGCGGTGATAAGTATTGGAACTTTGAGAGTTATAACCCTCCGATCAGCCGCGACAACTGGGCGAACAAGGACAGTTTAGAAGAACGCCCTGACCGTCTCTGCCACCGCAGCACGTACCTTGAAGCGCCGCGCGAGTGGTTAGGCGATCAGTTTATTTATGAGGCGGAGCACCTAAAACTGACAAACGAGCGAGCGTATCAGCATGAATACCTCGGCATTCCGGTCGGTACGGGCGGCAACGTCTTTGAAAACCTTGAACTGCGAGAAATCACAGATGATGAGGTGGCAACGTTCGATCATATCTATCAAGGCGCTGACTGGGGATGGTTCCCCGACCCGTTCGCTTTTATCCGCGTCCACTACGACAGGGCGCGTGAGACGGTGTATTTTATCGATGAGATATACAAAAACAAGCTGAGTAACGAGGAAAGCGCCGGTATTATCATGGAGCGCGGCTATAATGATACGTTTATCACCTGCGACAGTGCAGAGCCCAAAAGCGTTGCAGACTACCGCGCTATGCGACTGCCTGCCAAAGAGGCCGTGAAGGGTCCCGGCAGTGTCGAGTACGGCATGAAGTGGCTACAGCGCAGGACACTTGTCATCGACCGCAAGCGAACGCCGCACGCCTATGATGAGTTTGTGAACTATGAGTATGAGCGCGACAAGGACGGCGAGATCATCAGCGGCTATCCAGATGAAAAGAACCATCTGATTGACGCCGCGAGATACGCCCTTGAGCGCGTTTACAGAAGAATGGGAGTGATTGCTTGACGATCATTGAAAAACTGAAAGATCTCGGCTATAACACAATCGCCCCCGAGTTTTACGGTAAGGTTACGGAGTGGCGCAGCTGGTATGTGGGTGATGTGAAGTCATTCCACCATTACAAGGTGCGCAACTGCGGCCGAACCGTGCATTGCAAGCGATATACGCTCGGTATGGCGAAGAAGTTAGCCGAGGACTGGGCGAACCTACTCATGAACGAAAAGGTGAAGATCACCTTGGAGGGCGAGAAAGAACAGGCGTTCGTTGACCGCATCTTTGAAGAGAACAACTTTGAGGTAAAGGCGAACGAGATGCAGGAAATGAAGTCTGCACTGGGTACGGTCGCATACATTCCGCGTGTTGTCGGTGCAGTGTCGGACGGCGAACAGCCTATTGCAGGCGCAGCAAACGGCATTCAGATTGATTATGTGACTGTAGAGCACATTTTCCCTCTGGCATGGCAGAACGGCGTTATCACGGAATGCGCGTTCGACAGCCGAATCACTGTAAATGGCGAGGATTACTGCTATCTGCAAATCCACAAGCGAAATGAAATCGGCTTTTACGACATCGAAAACCGCATTTTCAAAATCACAAATGAAAGTTTGTTTGAAGAAAGCCTTGCGAAAGTGCCGGGGTTTGAGAAAATCCCTCCTGTTGTGCATACTGGTTCGAACAAGCGGCAGTTTGTGATTGATCGTTTGAACATCGCGAACAACTTTGACTATTACATTCCGCTCGGCATTCCGGTCTATGCAAACGCGATTGACGTTCTGAAAGGCGTTGATATCGCATATGACAGCTATGTAAACGAGTTCCTGCTCGGTAAAAAGCGCATCATGGTAAAGCCGGCTGCGACGAACTACCTTGACGGCGAGCCGGTATTCGACCCGGACGAGCTTGCATATTATGTGCTGCCGGAGGATACGCAGGATGGCAATATCATTCAGCCGATTGATATGACGCTGAGAACCGGCGAACACAACCGAGGCATTCAAGATCAGCTGAACCTGCTGTCAACCAAGACAGGTTTCGGCGAGAGCTATTACCACTTTGACGGCGCAAGCGTTGCAACCGCCACGCAGGTAATCAGCGAAAACAGCACCATGTTCCGCACGATCAAGAAGCATGAAATCATCCTTGAGCAGGCACTTGTGGAGCTGTGCCGCATTATTCTGCGGCTCGGAAATGATGCAATGAACGCCGGGCTGAATGAAGATGTGGAAATCAGCATTGACTTTGACGACAGCATCATCGAGGATAAGGGCACGGACTTCACGCGAGACATGCAGCTGCTTAACGCAGGCATCATGAACGACTGGGAGTTCCGTGCTAAGTGGCTCAATGAGGATGACGAGACGGCAAAGAAAATGCTGCCTAAAGCGCAGGATATGACAGACGAGGGGGAAGATGAGATTGAATGAAGTATCCAATCACACCGGAATACCTCGACGCAGCGCCCGAACCGATTGCGATTGCAATGCGAGAGCTCGAAAAGGACATCTTGCGCGAGATATGTTCACGATTTAAGCTGACCGGCGAACTGAACGAGGTTGCCATGAACGATATCCGCGCGCTGCGTGCGCAAGGCCTCGACATGGAGACCATCGAAAAAATGATAGCAAAGCACAGCAAGGAAACACTGCCTCAGGTGCAGGAAGCACTTGACCGTGTTGTTGAATACAACCAGAAGTATTACAACGAGCTTGCAAGCAAGGCGAGCGTTGCTGAACCGCTTTTCTGGGTGACGGCTGCGGATATCGCGCAGATACAGTCACAGACGCTTGACAGATACCGCAACATTACACGCTCTCTCGGTTTTGCACTGCAAACAAACGGAAAGGTTACATTTCATCCGATTGCAAAGGCGTATCAAGCCGCCCTTGACAAAGCAGAAGTGAAAATGCAGTCCGGCGCGTTTACGTTGCAGCAGTCACTTGAGGATGCAGTTAGAGAGCTTGCAGACAGCGGCATATACACGATTGACTATGCGACAGGGCACAGAGACCATGCAGACGTTGCAGCGCGCAGAGCTATTTTCACGGGTCTAAATCAGCTTACCTCGAAATACACGGAAACGGCTGCGGAAACACTGGAAACTGACCTGTACGAAATCACCGCCCATCGCGGCGCGCGTGATAAAGGCACAGGATGGAAGAACCACAAGGCATGGCAAGGCAAGGTTTACAGCACGAAAGACGGCAGCAAATACCCGAATATTTACAAGGTTTGTGGATTGGGTGCTGTTGACGGCCTGGAGGGCGCTAACTGTAGGCATCATCGGCATGCGTTTTTAGAGGGCGTTTCTGAGCGCGTCTACACAGACGATGAGCTTGCGAACATCGACCCACCGCCTGTAAGGTTTGAAGGACGGACGTACAGCGCCTATGAAGCAACGCAGATGCAGCGCAAGATAGAACGCACGGTGCGCAAGTTGGAACGCCGCAGAGCCGCGTACAACGCCGCAGGAATGACGGGAAAGGAAGAGCAAACAGGCATCCGCATTCGCCGATTGAAGAAAGAATATCGCGAATTCAGCCGGGCGGCGAGCCTGCCGACGCAGACCAACCGCATGAAAGTAATTGAATAATTGGCATCGTGGAAACACGGTGTTTTTTATTGCCAAATTGTCCGACAGGACGTTAAACAAGGAGACCACAATGGAAAACAACGCTACCAACACCAACGCGCAGAGCGCGGTGAACAACACTGCTGCACAGCAGGAAAAGACGTTCAGTCAGGCGGACGTAGATAAGATGATCCAGTCTCGCCTTGAGCGTGAACGGAAGAAAATGCCCAGCGAGGAAGAGCTGACCGCATTCCGCACGTGGAAAGACAGTCAGCAGACCGAGCAGGACAGAATGAACAACATCACCAAAGAGCGCGACACCGCAGTAAGCAACCTTTCGGCGGCGAACGCGAAGATCGAACAGCTCGAACACGAAAGATACGTTTCGTCGAAGGGTTTCACCGGCGACGAAGCGGAGTTTATCGCGTTCAAGGCCGCGAAGATGGTGGATGACAAGACCACCTTTGAACAGGCTGTGGATGCAATCGCGCAGGAACGTCGGCCGCGAACCTCGTTTGATTGGACTGCGCCTGTTGGCGATGGCAACCAGAAAAACGCCCCCAATGCAGCGATGAACGCGCTTATTCGTGGGGCAATCAAGTAAGAAAAGGAGCTTTTAAAAATGGCAAATAACGTAATTGACCGCAATTCCCTTTCCGGCCTCATCCCGGAGCCGGTAACTCGTGAAATCCTTCAGGGCGCTGTTGCAGAGTCGGCAGTGCTGCGTATGGCTCGCCGCCTGCCGAACATGACCAGCAAGACCCAGACCATGAACGTTCTGGATATGCTGCCGACCGCTTACTGGGTAAACGGCGAGGTTTCCGGAACTGGCGCGGCTGACTCCGCAGCGTACAAGCAGACTACCAAGATGGCATGGGACAAAAAGAAGATTTACGCCGAGGAAATCGCGGTAATCGTCCCCATCCCGGAGGCAGTTCTGGATGATGCGGATTACGACATCTGGGGTGAAGTTCGTCCGCGTCTGGTCGAGGCGTTCGGCAAGAAGATTGACGCCGCAATCCTGTTCGGCGCTGACAAGCCGACCACGTGGCGTGATGGCGTTGTCCCGTCTGCGATTGCAGCAGGCAACGGCGTTCCGACCTCTACCGACACTTTCGGCGACATCATGGGCGAGAACGGCCTTATCGCAAAGGTTGAACTGGACGGCTACAGCCCGAACGGCGTTGTATCCGCCGTACAGATGCGCGGCAAACTGCGCGGCCTGGTAGATACCACCGGTCAGCCGATCTTTAAGACTGACATGCAGGGCGCGTCTCGCTACGCTCTGGACGGCATGGATATGTATTTCCCGAACAACGGCGCGTTTGACCCGACGCTTGCAAAGATGATTGTCGGCGACTGGTCGCAGCTCGTTTACGCCATCCGTCAGGACATCACGTTCAAGATCTTCACCGAGGGCGTTATTCAGGATCCGTCTACCAAGGCAATCCAGTACAACCTCATGCAGAACGACATGGTTGCGCTGCGCGCAGTTATGCGCCTCGGCTGGGAGATCGCAAACCCGGTAACTGCATTTAATGCGGACATGGAAAACCCGTTCCCGTTCTCCGTTTACGGCAACGGCGGCACTGTTTCCGCTGTAAAGGTAACTCCGGCGACTGCAAGCCTTGCAAAGGGCGGTTCCAAGCTGTTTACTGCGGCTGTAACCGGCGACGGCATTGTTTCCGACAGCGTATCGTGGAGTGTTTCCGGCGGCGCAAAGGCTAACACCAAGATCACCGAAGACGGCCTGCTGACCGTTGACAAGTCGGAGACTGCATCGAGCCTCACGGTAACTGCTGAGTCGAAGCAGGACGTAAGCAAGAGCGGCACCGCATCCGTAACCCTTCTGTAAGGAGCAAACGCAAATGGTAGATTATGCATATTACAAGGATACGTACCTCGGCAACCAGATTGCCGAGGATGAGTTTCCGCGCCTTGAAAGCCGCGCTGTAGCATATCTTACCTATCTTACGCGCGGAAGAATTGACGATAGCGAGCCTGCAAAGATGGCGTGCTGTGCGGTCGCGGAGCAGTATCAAGTGATTGATACGCTCCAAACTCGCGCGGCATCTGCCGAGCAGGAGAAACAGAGCGAGAGTGTTGGCTCTTGGTCTGTAAGCTATCGTAGCGGCACGGAGGCAATGCAGGAGGCAAAGGCACAGCTCAAAGCGGCTGCGGAAATGTATCTTGCAAATACCGGAATGCTGTACCGAGGTGGGAGGTGCTGCGGATGCGACTGCCCCACACTGTAACGTTGTTTCAGCCGTCTGGCCGAACTGTTCTGACGGGCGTTTTGCTTGAAAGCACCAGAGGCACGAGCGTAACGAAGACCGCACAGAACAGCGCAGACAGTGTAACGCTGCATATCCCTTTACCGTTTACGCAGATCATCAGCCCTGAAAAGGACTATTTTGCGCGCGGCGATGTGCCGGATGCAGGAAGTTACCAGAAATGCCGTGAGAAGTACGAGACATACCGCGTCACAAGCGTCTCTTTGTATGATTACGGCGGATTGCAGCATTTGGAGGTGGGCGGCCGATGATACGTTACTCTATGAAGTTGCACTTGCCAAACAACGTGCTTGATAAGCGCGTAGAAAAGGCGAACAAGTGGCTTTGCGAGGAAATCATCAAGGACACCGACCCGTATGTTCCGGCGCGAACCGGAGCACTGGCAATGAATGTGCACCGGCAGGGGAATACAATCGTGTACGCCTCTCCCTATGCACGATTCCAGTATTACGGCAAGGTGATGATTGACCCGGCAACCGGCAGCACGTTTGCACCCAAGGGCACACGCAAGGCGTTGACAGACCGGAACCTCAAATACAGCAAGGGGATGCACAAGAACGCGCGTTCTCACTGGTTCGAGGCAAGCAAGGCGTTGAATGAAACGCGCTGGATGGAAGGAGTGCGCAAGATTTTGACCGATGAGTGAGAAATTGAACACGGTAACAGCTCGTGAACAAGACGGTGTTTCACGGGCTGTTCTTTTATGGCTGAAAGGCTATGCTCCCGAAATCGAGTTTGAATATCTCCCGCCGGAACGGTCAGGCATGATGCTTACCAGTGTACAGAGCGCGTATAAAACCGCACAGTACATTGACGGCGGATATGCTGCACAGTACCCGTTCGGCGTGATGTATCGCGCCCTGCCGACCGACAGCGAGGAACGTCTCGACGTTGAATCCTTGCTGAATGAGCTGGGAGCATGGGCGGAAGAAAACCCGCCTGATCTCGGCGAGGGAATGACCGTCACATCTGTTGAACGAACGACCCCTGCGGGGCTTATCGCTCGATACGAAGATTTAACCGAGGATTACCAAATCCTCTTAACCATTAACTATGAAGTAGAGGTGTAAAAATGGCAACTACTGAAAAGATTAAACGTCCTCTGATTGCGCACTTTCTGGATACCAGCGATAAGATGGGCGAATATAGCGATGCAAAGTTTGCGCGAATCGGCAAGAACGTAACCGAAGCATCTACGGACTACGGTGCACAGACCGAGACCGAGCAGGACATTATTTCTGATTCTGCGACTACTGAGATTACCGGCTATCAGCCGACCATGAGCGTTTCTCAGCAGTGCACCAAGGGCGACAGTGTGTTTGAGTTTATCGACAAGAAGCGTCGCGCTCGCGCTACTCTGGCAGATTCTCACGCATGGCTGCTGAATGTGGACATGTGGAATGCTACCAGTGACAGCGACACTGCAACCTACGTTGCAGAAGTACAGGAAGTATCTGTACAGGTTGATACCTACGGCGGCGCAGGCGGCGAATCCCCGACGCTGGAATATACGCTGAACTATGTAGGCGACCCGATTCCGGGCACTGTTAAGATCACCGGCGGCGCACCGGTATTCACTGCGAACGTATCCGTATAAGGAGGTAACGAGGAATGGATAGTATCCGCGTAAACAGCGGCGTAAAGGTTATTGAAGTCAACGACAAGGGAGAGACGATCTCCCTTCCGCTGTCTGATGATAGCTTTGTCAAAGGCTTTTTCAACCTGCTGAATGAAATCAAAGACAAGGCAACGGCTATTTCTGAGAAGAAAGGCGACGTTCTGGACACTCTGGACGATATCGTGGCGTTTGACAAAGACGTTAGGGACAAAATCGACGCGCTGATTGGCGAAAATACTTGCGCGAAGGTGTTTGGTGCGGTGCTTCCGTCCTCCGACCAGTTCCTTGATTTCTTCGCACAGCTTACCCCCATCATTGACAGCCACGTTGAGAAGCGTGCAGCAAACATGAGCAAGTACAGCGCGGAGCGTGTCGGCAGTGTTTAACATGCTGCTCGACCGCCTGCCAAGCTCTTACAATGGGTATCTGATTCGCACGGATTACAGAATCGGCATTCAGATTTCCCTTGCACTGGACGACCCGAATTTAAGCGATAATGACCGTGTATGGGTGGCATTATCCTTGCTTTACGGAGCAGGAATGCCACCCATTGACATTGCACTGGAAGGTTTGCAGTGGTTTATTCGCTGTGGCGACGATAGAGAGATTGAACCCGGCGGTAAACGCATGATGTGGTTCGATTTCGATTCTGCACGGTTGTACGCATCGTTCCGGCAGACGTTCGGCATTGAGCTGCACAAGGTCAATCTGCACTGGTTTGAGTTTATGGCAATGATGGAAAGCCTTAACGAAGATTCGGCAATGTCTCATGCCCTGCAAATCAGAGGCACGGACACAAGCAAAATGAAGGGAAAACAGAAACAGGAATACGAACGTCTCAAACGTAATTTAACCCCTGCACCCGCACTTTCCGAAGAGGAAAAGGAAGCTATTGACGCTTTTTGGGCGCAGATCAATTAGAAAGGCGGTGAATAAATGGCGGATGGCTCTATCAGAATCGACGCTACTGTAAGCGACGAACAAGCGAAAAAGCAGATTGCACAAATGACGAAAGACATTGAAAAGCAATCAGCCGCCGTAGATAAACAAGCCGCAAAGGTACAAAAACTTGCTGAACAGTGGAACAAAGTAGCTGCTGGCGGCACGAAGGGCATTAAAATGCAAGCCGATCTTGCAGCAACGGAGAAAGAAGCCGCACGTCTGGCTGCTCGGTTGGATGAAGTAAACGCTGAGATTGAAAAGGCTCAAAGCGATTACAACACCAAACTGAAACAGGCGGCAACGGGCGCAATCCCGCAGGAGGAATTCTCGGAATCGGCGCAAAAGCTGAATTCGCTTGTTGCTGAATCGGATAAATTGGGCGAAGCTCTGCGAAACGCAGATGATAAAGCGGCACAACTGAAACAACAGCTTGCCGAGATCAAGCAATCGTCCACGATGAGCAGCGCCGGTCAGAATGTGCGGCAAAACCTTGCCAACGAGACCACGCAGTTAGAGAACATGAAGGCCGGGCTGAAACAGTCCAAGTCGGAAATGAACGACTTCGTAAGTCAGACAAATTCCAAAATGGCTAAACTGAAACGAGTTATTGCGAGTTTAGGCGCTGGCTTGAAAACGTCTGTCGGAAGTCTGCAAAATTTTCTCGGCGGCAAATTGGGCGCAGCGATTGACAAGCTCAAAGCCAAATTCTCCAATTTCGGACGTTCCAGCCAAAAATCTATGAAGAAAGCAACGGGCGGCGTGCAGTCGTTCGGTGTACGTCTGCGTTCTATCGTTGCGGGCGCGTTGTTCTTCAACTTGATTTCCAAAGCGCTTACGGCAATGGCTGACCGTTTGGGCAAGGCTCTGCTTGCGAACCAAACGTTTGCAAAGTCGTTCGGACAGGTGAAAAGCAACCTGCTGACGGCGTTTCAGCCTATCTATGAATCTATCATTCCGTGGCTGAATAAGTTGATGCAGGCTCTTGCACAGGTAACGGCACAGATGGCGCAGTTTATCGCGTCTGTGTTCGGTACGACCGCACAGCAGGCACAGGAAAACGCAAAGGAACTGAACAAGCAAACGGATGCACTGGATTCCACGGCATCGTCTGCGAAGAAAGCTGAAAAGGCTCTTGCATCGTTCGATACAGTCCAGAAATTAACCAATAACAGCAGTAACACGACCGACCCGAGCGCACCTAAGTTTGATACGGATTATTCCGCAGCAAAAAATCAGACACCGCAATGGCTCACTGACTTCTGGAAAGTATTTCAGGATTCGTGGGCGCAGTACGGACAGCAGACTATTGAAAGCGCAAAGAACGCTCTTTCTGCGCTGAAAGACATGGTTTCCGCTATCGGTCAAGCGTTTATGGCGGTATGGACGAATGGCACAGGTCTTGCGTTGCTGAACAATATTCAACTGCTGCTGCAAACCATTTTTAACCTGATTACCGCCATTGCAACGGCATTTACCAATGCGTGGAACACGAACAACACGGGCGAACAGATGTTGCAAGCAATTATGAACTTGCTGAACACGATCGTTCAGATTATCACCTCTATTGGTCAAGCGTTTATTAACGCATGGAACAGTGGAAACGCAGGACAAGCCATGTTGCAGGCAATCATGACGGCGATTACGAATGTTGTTAGCTTTGTAAATTCCATCGGTCAGGCATTCCTTGTGGCATGGAATCAAGCCGGTTTGGGCGAAAGTATTATGGGGCACATCATTTCCATCGTCACCAATATTGCAAACGTGATTGGAAATATCTCGCAGAGATTGCAGGAAGCATGGGAGAAGAACAACAACGGCGTGCAAATTTGGGAAGCAATTCTCGGTATTGTGGATTCTATTCTCGGATATATCGACAGATGTTCAAAGGCGACCGCGGATTGGGCAGCACAGCTAAATTTTGAACCGCTCATGGAATCTATTAAGAACCTATTGCAAGCAATCAAGAATCTTGTCGACACCATCGGAGAAGTGCTCGGAAACGTTCATCAGAGTATTGTTTTACCGTTTTTGGGATGGGTAATTGAAACCGCGCTGCCCGGATTGATTAACCTGCTTGCAACCGTGATTCAGTTCCTTTCAGAGCACCAGAATCTGCTTGTAGTTCTTACGGGCTTGGTTGTTGGCTTTATTGCAGCATTTAAGTTGATTGCAATTATTCAGCAACTGGTCAAGATGGCTTCTGCGATTTCGGACGTTATTGCGCTGTTTACGGCAAACCCAATTCTCGTTGCTGTTGTTGCAATCGTTGCTGCATTGGCTCTCGTCATTGCCAACTGGGACAAAATTAAAGAAGTAGCAGGAAATGTTTGCGATTGGATTGTAGAGAAAATTCAAGCTATCATCCAAACGATTAAAGATGCTATTCAGGCAGTTAAGGACTTTTTCTCTGCCATCGGAAACAAAGTCTCAAGCGGCATCTCGTCTTTCTTTGGTGGCGGAACGAGCGCATATTCGTTACCTGAATCGGCTGCTGTTTCTTCCTATTCGCTTGATATCCCTGCTCTTGCAAATGGTGCGGTTATCAGCCCGAACAGTGAATTTCTCGCTCTTCTGGGCGATCAGAAAAGCGGCGTGAACGTGGAAACCCCGCTGTCTACCATGATTGATGCGTTTAACGCGGCACTGGACGCACGCGGCGGCACCGGCAACAGCAGTCAGCCTATCGAGCTGTACATCGACGGCGCGAAGTTTGCACGCATTACCGGCCCGTACAACAGCGGCGAAACGCGGCGGCGCGGCGTAAGTCTTGTAACAGGAGGTGCATAAATGGAACTTACCGTAGACGGCAAGAAGTACAACGTCCTTGTTACAAGTCTTGCCCGTAAATTTCAGGTGCTTGACGGCAAGAACGCAGAGCGAACGCTCAGCGGCGCAATGATTCGCGACATTATCGGTACGTTTTACAACTACGAGATTACGATTCTTCCCGCAGTTGGCAAGTACGGCGACTACGATGCGCTGTACGAGGTTCTGAGTGCACCGCAGGACAGTCACAGAATTGTTGTTCCGTATGCACAGAGCACGCTTACGTTTAACGCATATGTTACTGCTGGACAAGATAACCTCATTCGCAAGAAACCCGGAGAAGCATACTGGACGGGGCTTTCCGTTCAGTTTATCGCAATGGCACCGCAAAGGACGTGACACATGGGAACAAATAAAATTCTTTATCTGGATAAGGTGTTCACGGCAACAGATGTAAAGTCGGGGAATGTGTATCAAGCACGTTCCCCGATTGCTGCATCACAGGAAATTGATACTTTTAGTTTCGATGTATACAGTGAAGACACCACATTAACCGAATTTATCCGCAACACACCATTGACGTATTTCCATAATGATGAACAAATGGGAATCTACTATGTGCAGAAGGTCAGCCGAACGGCTATCAACACCTATCATTTCGCCTGCACATCGACCGTAGGTTTGCTTGATGAGACATACCACGACGGCGGTATTTACACAGGCGAAACCGTGAAGGAAGTGTGCGAGGACATTTGCTCTCCGCTGACGGTTTACGTCAAAACAAATATTGCAAATATTGAGCTTTACGGCTGGCTTCCCATCGCGACGCGGCGTGAAAATCTCACGCAGGTGCTTTTTGCGATTGGTGCTACGTTGAAGGTTGACTTTGACGGTGCAATTCGCATTGAAGGTCTGTGGAGCGGCGAGGCAAGCGCAATCGACGCAAGCGAAATCTACGCAAGCGGTACGGTTGATTACGCAACGCCTGTTACCGAGGTAATCGTAACCGAACACGCCTATTCGCAGAGCGCAACGGAAACGACGGAGCTTTTTAAGGGTACAACGTCGGCAGGCGACAAAATCACATTCGACGAACCGTGCTACGATCTCGCGGCATCTGGCTTTTCCATTCTTGCAAGCGGTGCAAACTGGGCAACCGTGTCGGCAGGTTCGGGCGTGCTGACGGGCAAGAAGTATACGCATGTTACTCGACAGGTAATGCAGCAGATTAAACCGAAAACGCGCGAACTCGTTACGCAGTCCGACAATACGGTTAAGGTAGAGAACGCAACGCTCGTATCTCTCGTGAACGCAACAGCAGTCGCAGAACGTCTTGCTGAGTATTACAGCCACAACGAACGTATCAATTACAAAATCGCAACCAAACGCGAAATCCCCGGTGATGTAGTGAAAATTGCACATCCTTACGGTGGCACAGTCTCCGGCTGCATTGAAAGCGCGGATATTACGGTATCCGGCAAACTTGCGGCAGAGGAAAGCGTGCTGATTGGCTATAAGCCACAGGATATCGGTGAACAGGAGTATTACGATACCGTCGAAGTTTTGACCGAAGATGGAACGTGGACTGTGCCGGAAGGAGTGACAAGCGTTCGCGTGGTGCTGATTGGTGGCGGGCAAGGCGGCACGAAGGGCAAAAACGGAGAAAGTGGTAAGAATGACGGTAGGCTAATCAATAGAACCTATTATCTTTTTGGTTCCGGCGGAAACGGCGGTGAAGCCGGAATGAGGGGGGAGCGCGGGAAAATATTCCAGACCAATCTCGATTTAGAACCGGGAGAAAAAATCTTGTATACCATCGGCGCAGGGGGGGCAGGCGCAACGCAAGACGATGTATTGGGCGAAAACGGAGGAAAAACTACGTTCGGCGTTCATTCGTCCGCAGAAGGTTCACAACCGACTAAGGAAGGTTATATAGACCCAATAAGCAACAAACAATATTGCATAGATGGAGTGAATGGCGTTGAGGGCGGCAAAGGCACCGGCGGCAATGACAAGGACGCGCCACCACCAGAAAGTTATGACGAGTTCACGCTTACAGATCTTGATGGCATTGTCTGGAAACCGGGCAAGAGTGATGACACACGCATCGACTACGAGAAACCATCGGAAAAATTAAGTTGGTTCGCCTATGGTGGATTAGGTGGAGGTGCAGCGGTAGGAAGTAACGGATATGACGGTGCTCCCCCGTCAACACCAGAAAGCATACACGAACTTCACGGCGGTGATAGTGGCGCAGGGGCGAATGCCGCAGCACCGAAACGTCAAACTAATTATGGTTCTGGCGGAAATGGTGGGCACGGCGGCGGCGGTGGCGGCGGAGTTAGCGCATATACCGGCATGAAGCTGACTACCGACGGAAGATATGACTATCGTGCCTACCCCGGTGAACCCGGTGCGGGTGGTATTGGCTCCAATGGCGGCGACGGTGCGCCCGGTTGTGTCCTCATCTACTACCGCGTATACCGCGCAAGCTCTACCGGACGGCTTATCACCCGTGACGGCAAAGGCTTTAATGAGAAATTCACAAGAAAGGTGGTTGTGTAAATGCCCGATACTTATATATCGCAGTTTAGTGGCGAAGAAATCGACTCCGCGCTGAGAGCGGCGCAGATTATCTCCGGTGCATCTACGCTTGCTGAACTGCGAGAAAAACTCGAAATTCGAGGTGATACCATTCCGGTCAGTGCAGAGGATTCAACGCTGATTTCTGAGGCATTGACGAAAATCCCCACAACGTCCGGCGGCGGTGTCAACCCCAATTTGCTCGATAACTGGTACTTCGGCAACCCCGTGAACCAGAGAGGGCAGACGGAGTATACGGCGGCTGGTTATACGGTGGATAGGTGGAAACTTTCACAATGGAACACCGATGAAGTAGCAGCCAAATTAAAAAAAACTGGATTAAATATTTCTGGCAGTGCTGAAGGTAAAGCGAATTCAACATATATTGAAGAAAATATTGATTTTCCTTTTGCGGGTAAAACGGTTACTATTTCGGCAATTATTTCGGAAATAAACAAGAATTCTAACACACTAAGTTTATTTCTTAGAGCAAACAATACTTTGCTGCATTCTTGCCCGATTAAATCAACTGGTTTGGTATCCACAACCTACACTTTTGCAAATGATTTCGATGGAATTGTTGGGTTTGAAATTGGACAAGGAGGTTCAGAAGGTGGTTTGGGCAGTTGCGATTTTACCATCATCGCCGCCAAGCTCGAACTCGGCGACACGCAGACCCTTGCGCACAAGGAAAACGAAAAGTGGGTGCTGAACGAAATCCCTGATTTCGGGGAGCAGCTGAGAAGGTGCCAGAGGTATTTTGTAAGGCTTATCAACGCATACGGTTATGGATGGACGTATAGCAGTAGCGTTGCTAACTTTTTAGTCCCATTACCAACTACATTGAGGGCAAACCCTGTTGTCAAGTTTACAAAAAATGGTGAGATTCAAACAATTAACGGAAGTAAAGCCGTAACGAGTTTTGAAGCGAAAGGTATTCATCCAAATGGACTCGCAATTGATTTGCACAATTCTGCTAATGCTTTAATATCGGGCACACCAGTGACATGGCATGATTCGTCTATGGACATTTCCGCCGACCTATAAGGAGGTGACACTATGCAACCCCCAAAATCCCGTGTTTACGTCCTTCTGGACAGTGAAAGCCGTGTTTTGCGGTTGGAGGGAGAGTATTCCCTACCGGCAGATCTTACCGGTTGGACGAAAATCGATGAAGGCTTTGGAGACAAGTACGCGCTCGCGCAGAGCCATTATCTCGATAAGCCACTCTATGACGGCGCAGTGCTTCGCTACAAACTCGTAGACGGCAAGGTGGTAGAGCGCACTGCCGAGGAAATCGAGGCGGATAAGGCGAAACTGCCGAAGCCGGTTATCCCGAAAACCAACGCAGAACTGGAGCAGGAAAATAAGCTGCTGAAAGCACAACTTAACGCCGCGACCGAACGCAGTGATTTTATTGAGGACTGCATTGCAGAGATGGCGATGCAGGTTTACGCAGAATAATGAACATTTTTAGACGTTTAGAAAGGTTGGTAATTATGATGGCTATGTTTTTTGCACAGAGGGTTATCCTCGGCAAGACGGAGTTCGATGCGGTGCCCAAGGCACTGAAAAAGCAGGTGGCGGAAATTCTGATTGATTCCGGTCTGCCCGAGCTTGTACCGTCCGAGTTCGGCGGTAGCAAGGATGCGTAACATGAAGGGCGCAGAAAACACCGCTGCACCGAACATGATCGTCGATGAGTTTTTTCCGAAGCACATCAGACAGCGTGAGGACTTTGCAGAAATCCGCGAGGCGGTGCGCAAATACAGGATTACGGAGCTGTATCTCACGCAAAAGTATAGCAGAAAGCAGGTGGGATATGCCGACTGAGGTTATCTGCACCATTATCACGGGTGTTGCCGGAATCATCTGCGCTGCTATGGCGGCGCAGTCCGGCAAGCGTGATAAGAGAGCAAAGGAAGAAGCGGAGCGGGTAAACCGGAGAGCGGAACAACGAGCCAAAGAGGGACGCTTGCAGCTTGCAATGCTTAACGCAAACTGTCAGCTTACCGTTGGTGTAGCAATGGCATTAAAGCGCGGTCACTGCAACGGTGAGGTAGAAGCAGGACTTGCGGCTATTGAAAAGACGACGAAGGAATACGAGCAGTTCTTAGAAGGAATTGCAATAGACCATATTACGAGGTGAGAGTATGAAGGTAAATATCCCTGTACGAATGAAAAATCCGTGGTTTTGGGTTGGCGTTGCGTCCGTGGCGATTACGGCGATTGGTGTTGACCCGCAGACGTTTACGAGCTGGGCGGCTGTGTGGGACGGTATTGTTTCGGTGCTGTCTAATCCGGTGCAGCTTGTGACCATGTGCCTTGCGGTGCTGGCGGTGTTCATCGACCCGACGACGGCGGGCGTGACGGACAGCGCGGCGGCGCTGACTTATGTGAAACCGAAAAAGGAGGATAAATAAAGTGAAGAAAGCTATGTTATCTCAGCCGATGGCCGGCAAGACGGATGAAGAAATCATTGCAACGCGCGAACAGGCAATCAAAGCGCTGACGGAACGCGGCTTTGAGATCGTCAACACGCTGTTTACTGATGAGTGGTACAGCAAAGCGAGCATGACAGAGCGCGGCGTTGAAAATATTCCGCTGTGCTTTTTGGCGAAAAGTCTTGAAAACATGAGCCTGTGTCACGCTGCGTACTTCTGTAAGGGATGGGAGAATGCACGCGGCTGTAAACTGGAACACGAGGCAGCAAAAGCTTACGGTCTTGAGATTATTTACGAGGAGTGATCTCATGAAAATCAATTTCAAGCAGTGCAACCGTTCGAACTTCATGGGCGGGCGGTCTGCGCCTATCCTATGGCTGACGCTTCACTTTACTTCGGGCGACGGCGACACGGCGAAGAACAACGCGGACTACTTCGCGCGGGAGGGCGATCTTCGAGCCAGCGCGCATTATTTCGTTGATACGAACGAAATCTGGCAGTCCGTCAAAGACAGTGACACGGCATGGCATTGTGGCAGAGAACGCGGCGGCAGTTACTACAACGACTGCCGGAATGCTAATTCCATCGGCATTGAGATGTGCAGCGTTATCCGAAACGGCGTGTACGTTATCCCGGAAGCTACCATGAAGCGCGCCGCAAAGCTGACCCGTGAGCTGATGGCAAAGTACCATGTTCCGGTGTCGCGCGTGTGCCGTCACTATGATGTGACGAGGAAAAATTGTCCCGAACCGTGGATTCGTGATCCTCGGTTGTGGGAGAAGTTCAAAACCATGCTGACAGAGAAAGAGGTTGAAGATATGACGGAAGCACAGACCCGCGCAATCGCAAAGCAGGAGATCAGCAAAGCGGAAAGCGCAAAGAAAGTATACAACAGCGTTGCAGAATGCCCGGCGTGGGCGAAAGACACCGTGCAGAAGTTGGTGAACAAGGGCTTTTTGCAGGGCGACGATAAGGGCAAGCTGGCACTGACGACCGACCTGCTGCGCCTGCTGGTTATCAACGACCGTGCACACCTTTACGGCTAAGTTTCAAGTAAGTTGCAAGTAGGTTTCAAGTAAGCGACATTTACATCGGTTGCAAAAGATGGTATAATACTATCAGGATTGAAAAAACGCATTGTTCCTGCGCTCTCCGAAGTTTTATGAACCTACATAGGGTATAGACGTAGAGGACGTGGGACGGTGTGTTTTTATAGGGTGCGAAGCGCGAAAGTGTGTCGCACCCGATTTTTTTATACAAGGGGAAAGATATGCGGTGACACCATAACGAGGGGATACCGCATGAAATTAACGGAATTTACAAGGCCGGAGGTGGAATACTTCCGGCGTGAGTGCAATTTTACACCAGAAGAGCGCGCCGTGTTTGATCTGCGAACATCGGCGCGCTCTATTACTCAGATTTGCATGACGTTGCACATGAGCGAAAGCACGGTGCATCGTCGGTTGAACAGCATCAAATGCAAAATGCTGCGCGTGCTGTGACAGCAAGTTGACAGATTTGTGACAGGTTTTCACGCCCGGCAGACCTTATACTGAAAGTATAAGGAAGTGATCGCATGAGTTACGAACAGAGACTTGAACGCATGGGGTATGACCCTGAGTGCGCTCGTCGCATTGTAGCAGTTTACCGCAACGCAGGCAACACAGATTGCTTAGAGGAATATATATCCTACAAAGAGGCGGTAAGTAAATCCATCAGCGAACACGTTACGGAGGTGCTGGGTTAATGGCATATCCTTATGGTTACACTGGCTACACGCCGCAGTATCAACAGCAGTACCCGCAACAGCCAATGCAGACACCAATGCAACAGCAGGTGCAATCTCCACAGCATATTGTTCGACCTGTGGCAAGCGTGGAGGAAGCACGCGCGGTACAGACGGACTTTTCCGGTGCGCTTACTATCATGCCGGACACGGCACACGGCGCGATCTACACCAAACAGCTTAATTTGCAAACCGGCTGTGCTGACTTTGTGATGTATCGCAGAGCACAGGAGCCGGAAACGAATAAACCTGCGGAAATAGATTTGTCAGATTATGTTCCGAGAACAGAATTCAACGAACTTATCCGACGGTTTAACAAGTTATGTGAACAACTGGGAGGTGCAAACGATGGTAAATAATCCGATGATGCAGGTGTTGCAGCTTATGAGGAACGGTGGAAATCCTATGATGATGCTGAACCAAATGACCGGCAATAATCCTATGGTGAGCACCCTAATGAAATCTATGCAGGGTAAAAGCCCGGACGCACTGCGACAGATGGCAATGAACATTGCAAAGGAACGAGGAATCGACCTCGATCAATTCGCACAGCAGTTCGGCATGAACATCAAGTAAATACGCAACTGTAAAAATCCAAGCGATTTTTTATAGTTCCTTTTCAGTTTCGGAATCTTGAATAAAAATCCGACGTGAATTTGTCATGTTCGGAATACGCGCGGTTCCGTTCAAATATATACTGAAAAGGAGATTTATTCATGGATAACGATTTCGCAACCGGCTATGCTCTCGGTTCCGATAGTGGCAACACTAACAACGGCTCCGGCATGTGGGGCGGCGACGGTTCTTGGATTTTCGCATTTCTGATTATCGCACTGATTTTCGGCGGCAACGGCTGGGGCTGGGGCAACAACGGCGGCAACGGTGCGAACGGCGCAGGATATCAGGGCGCGGTTACTCGCTCCGATCTGTGCAGTGAGTTCAACTTCAACAACCTGTCCCGTTCCGTTCTCGGCATTCAGGACGGATTGTGCAACGGCTTTTACAGCATGAACAACGGTATGCTTACCGGCTTCAACACGCTCGGCAGCGCGGTTTCTAACGGCTTCCACGGTGTAGACAACGCAATTTGTCAGCTCGGCTACCAGAACGCACAGCTTATCAACGGCGTAAACCAGAACATGAACACTGGCTTTAACGGCGTAACTGCTGGCCTTACTGCTCTGGGCACGCAGATGGCTTCTTGCTGCTGCGATACGCAGCGTCAGGTAGAACGAGGTTTCTGCGATACCAATTACAACGCTGCTACTAATGCGCGTGATATCATCCAGTCTACCCACAGTGATACCGACCGTATCATTGCGCGGATTGACCAGATGGAAACTGCACGTCAGGCAGAGAAGATCGCGGCGCTCCAGACGGAGAACCAGACCTTGAAGTTCGCGGCTTCTCAGGAGGCGCAGAACAACTACCTTGTAAACGCTCTGCGTCCGGCTCCGGTACCGGCGTTCCCGGTCCCGGCACCTTACCAGTTTTCCGGCTGCGGCTGCAACACCTGCTGCGGCATGTGAGAGATACGTTCAGCCGGGGGACATTCCCCCGGCTTTGATAGGAGGTTTTGATTATGGCTTGCAAGCCTGTACAAAAACTGTGTCCGAACCTGCGTATCTCACAGGGCGTGACTTACGCAAGCGGCGTGCTGACAGTGAACATTCCGGCGGGAGATTACCAGAACGGCTGCGTATACGGAATCGTAATCGCTCAGAACATTCCGAGCACAACGATCATCGGCGCACCGGTAGTAATCACAATCGGCGACGGAACGGTAACGTATCCGCTGCTGAAATGCAACGGCGCACAGGCGACAGTGTTTAATCTGGACACCCGTCACAAATACCTGTGTCGCGTTGTCACTTCGTCCAGCGGCGGCAGTTTCCGAATGCTCGGTAATTCCTGCTGCTCTCATTCTGACACGCTGCGGTCTATTAACGGCACAGCGCCGACGGTGTAAGGGGGTATCATCATGAAACGAGGAACCCGAATGCTGTTGATGCAGCACACCCGCCGAGAGAATGCTTCGCCGGAGGAATGGAGAATCCGCAAGACGTATCCCGAAGATCGCCAGCATTACGGCGTGCGGTATCGGTACAATCATATTGAGCCTTACGGTTACTATGATGAGCGTATTCACGGCGGCGAACCGGAGATGCGGAATTATCGCCGTTATTCTGACGGACGCTTTGCGCCGAAAAGCAACATGGAATATCCGGAGTATGAGTACCCCGATTACGAGGACGAGATGCGCCCTATTGGCTTTCGTGACGATGATGCTTATATGGGGGATACTTCTTATGTAGGTGACAAGACGCACGGTTCTGAGCGCACTATGGGCTATGCGTCCAGCACGCACACCGGACGTATGACTAAGGACATGGCGGACGAATGGATGCACAACATGCAGAACGCTGACGGCACGACTGGCCCGCACTGGACGTTTGAACAGTGCAAGCAGGTAATGCAGCAGCACAACATGAATTGCGACCCGGTAGAATTTTGGGTGGCAATGAACGCTGTTTACTCCGACTTTTGCAAGGTCAACGAGAAACACGGCATCCGCAACATTGATTACTATGTTGACGCTGCTTGTGCGTTCTGGCTCGAAGACAAGGACGCAGTGAAGAATAAGGAAGCAGCATACTATCGGTATGTTGTTCGGCACTGA